GCCAGGTGGACAGCGTGGCGGACGACGGATCAGCCCCCTCGGCGTCGCCGTGGCCGATCCTTGGCGATCTGCTCGCAGCCCGCGATGCGGTCCCCGTGGCCTTTGTGCCGTGTGCCAAGGGGTCCACGACGCACAGCCAGTGGGTGCCGGGCGCCGATCACTTCGATCGGTCCACCCTGTACGGGCAGATGGCACACCGCGCGCAGCTCGCGGGGGCGCGCGCCGTCCTCTGGTACATCGGAGAGAGCGATGCGCTAGCCAGCACGTCGGCGGCGACGGTGCAAGCCCACGTCGAGACGATCGCAGCCGCCGTCGCCGCCGACCTCGGCATCCCCTCCTACCACGCCAAGATCCACTCTTGGACGAGCGGTCCCTCGATCGCGGCGGTCAATACGGGGATCACGGCGGGGGTGGCGGCGGCGGCCAACGCCCTTCCGGGGCCGGACCAAAGCGCCGTTGTTCTCGGGAATATCCACTACCTGACCACGCCCGAGTTGACACAGCTCGCGACCGCGTGGCGCGACGCCCTACCATAAGGAGCCCGAATAATGGCGAACGCGATCACGACCACCGACCCGGCCCCCTACCAGGGCGAGCCGCGCACGCTGTCCTTCACGGTGCGAAACTCCGCGACGAGCGCGGTGGTGAACATCACCGGCTGGTCGATCGTGTGGAGGCTCTCGGCCCCGAACCCAACCCCGGACCAAGAGAACCTGCTCTCGATCGACGCCGTGCTGTCCGGCACGCCCACCGACGGGACGTTCACCGTCTCGCTCCCGGCGACCGCGACGCAGCGGGCCGCCGGGAAGTATGTCTTCGAGATACGGCGGACGGACGTGGGTTCGGAGGAGACGCTCGCGCGCGGGCAGTTCACCGTGAAGGACTCCGCGTTCTACGCCGGTTGACCCGTCGCTGTTAGATACACGACGGGCGCCCGGGCGTGTGTGGGCGGAGGGCGCGAGCCCAAAATGGGACACCCGCCCATTGAATGTCCCGATTTACGGCCCAGCAATTCCAACGACTTACGTTTAATTGGGAAATTGTGCCTTAAATGGTTTGGCCGCCTGTCCCAATTATTCTAGTTTGTCTGTGCGGGTTTACTGAAAGTCGGGACATCTGGGACAGCCAACACCGCCGCTACTATATATATAGATTTTCTTTTTATTTTTCTAACAGCTAAATTCAAAAAGGTGTCCCACTGTCCCAATTTAATCTAAACCTGCGAAAACAGGCCGTTTTAATCTGTGACACTTCCGAAAAGTCGGGTGTCCCACTGTCCCGCATTTAGAGAACAGGCGCCGGGCACCGCGCGGCCAAACGCGCTCGGGGTCCAAACATCCCCGTAGCGGCCCGCTTTGTACCGACCCGCTATGTTGGCCCTCGCGGCCCAAACAAACGCAACCAAGGCCCGCTGTGAGCGTCCTAGAAGAACTTCTGTCCGAGGTCCGTGGGTGGGTCATGGTCACGCTCGCGATCACCGACGAGGAGCGGGTGATCTTTGCGAGCCGTGGCCCGACCCCCGGCCCCTTCCCCGGCGCACCTTGCTTGATCCTGGACCTCTCGACCGTCTCCTCCGCGGTTGGGACCGTCGAATCGCTCCCGCTAGCAGCGGGCGAGGTTATACTCGGACGCCGAACCGCGGGGCTCACCATCACCGGCTACGGGATGGAATCGGGCGACTGGATCGAGGAGCTGTCCCTTCGGGTGGACGAGGCACCGGCGGGCTTTTGCATAGCACCGCTCGGAGATACAATCGACGTATCCGCCCTCCAAGAGACAGGTTTCGAGCAGACTTACTCCCGAGAGTTCACGCTCTATTACGCAATCAACGTCACACGCCCGGCCACGCCCGCGCTTAACTTCCCCGTCACGGTGAGCAACACATAATGGCTACACACGACTCTAACATCGCAGTATCGCTTGCGTTCGGGCCTCCCCCGATCACCGTCGCCGGGTTCAATACCATCGCGCTACTCGACTCGGGCTCGGACCTCGACACCGACCGCATCCGCACCTACGCGAGCGCAGCCGAGGCCGCCGCCGACGGCGACCTATCCGCCTTCGCGATCGCCGCTGCGACCGCCGCGTTCGCCCAGTCCCCGGCCCCCGCCGCGTTCAAGGTGATCGAGGTCGATCTCACCGCGCCGGAGACATACGCCGCGGCCTACGCCGCGGCGCTGCTCGTCGATCCCGACTTCTACATCGTCTGTCTGGACACCCGCGCGCCCGCCACGATCGCTGGGTTCATCCCGACCATCGAGGCCGAGGGTAAGCGCGTGCTCTGGTTCCAGGACAACGACGCAGCCTGGCTCACGAACACGCCCCCCTCGGCTTACTCCGCGCTGCTCGAATCCGAGCGCGCGGTGCTCGTCTTCCACGAGACGGACGCGGACCCGGCGGCGGAGGCAAGCGCAGCGGCCCGCTACTCGTTCGACGTTGACCAGCAAACACAGGGCTTCGAGGGGAACATCGCAGGCGCGATCACCCCGAACGACCATCTCGGCTTGACCACGGCGGAGAAGAACTTCCTGCTCGACACGAACAACGGGAACATCCTGCTCCCGTTCGGCCCGCGCACGAACTACCTCTCCCCCGGCCAGAACCTCGCCGGTCGCCCTATCTCCGAGATACTCGCCGGTGACTGGCTGCGCGCCCGGGTCGTCGAGGATCTCACCCGGAACAAACTGGCCTACGACGCCCGCGGCGAGATCATCCCGGTGAGCCCCGTCGGGCAGACCATCGTGAAGGGCGTGCTCAAGGCCCGCGTGGACCTCGGCGTTGCGATCGGCAAGTTCAAGCCCGGCCAGGTCGTGATCCAGTTCCCGGCGATCACCCAGGCGGACATCGACGCGCAGCGCATCCGGGCGACGATCTACATCACGACCAACACCCCGGCGAGCAAGTTCGTGATCTCGCTCAACCTCACCTCCGCGGACGTGATCGCCACGGCCACCGTCTGATAAAGGACCGCCCACCATGCAGAAAGCCCTTGGCTACTACTCCTTCGAGGCGAACGTCCTCACGATCAACGGCGTGCGCATCGGCAACTTCTCGGAGGACGGCGGGATCGGGTACGAGCGCGCGAGCGCGGCCCGCGACTCGATGTCCTCGGCGGACGGCTACACCACCGCGTTCCGGCTCTCGGACAACCGGCTCACCGCCACGATCGAGGTCATGGAAACATCGGCCTCGTACACCTACCTCTACGAACTCTACCTCGACCAACTCCGGGCCGAGGAACTCTCCCCCCGCGCGCCCACGATGAACTACATCCATGTGGACGGGAAGACGGGCGAGGAGGTGTCCTCGGGCGAGGCGCTGTTCCTGAACGCGCCGACCCCGAGCAAGACGCGCGCGCCGTCCATCCGCGCGTTCACGATCCTACTCCCCTACGCGGCGGACTCGATCACCCCCGCCCCGAACAACGCTGTCCAGGCTGCGTTCCCGCTCATTCCCTGAACACGCACGCAGGCCGCGCCGCTCGCCCGTAAGGGTAGAGGGCGCGGCTTTTCTCGTTTCAACCTACCCCGAGAGAGGCTCCGATGCTCCCTGTATCCTTCGAGATCGACGACCACAAGTACGTCTGCACCCCGCACCCCGCCCGCGAGGGCATGGGCTTTGCGAAGCGCGTCGTGGGCGCGGCGGTGGCTCCGCTGCTCCGCGTGCTCGACGCCGCGTTCCGCGACGGCTCAGTCAAGCCCGGCGCGTCGTTCGCGGACCCCGCTGTCCTCGCGGCCCTGCTCGACAAGATGGACCTGTCCGGCGTGGCCGCCGACATGCGCGCCGCGATCGAGGCGCTCTCCGAGGACGAGATCGTCGCGCTGTTCAAGTACACGACCCGCGACGGCCAGAAGCTCTCGAACTCCGCCGTGTTCGACTCCGCCTACGCCGGGAACTGGGCCGAGTTCTACCAGGCGATCGCCCATGTCGTGCGCGTGAACAAGTTCCTCCCTTTCTGATCTACGACGCCGAGGTGTACGCCCGCTCGCCCGATCCCGAGAAGTCGGGCGGAGGAGGCGGCGAGATACGCGGGGCGTCCAAGATCGCGCGGGTATGGAACGAGGTCGAGCAGCACGTCACGCAGTTCGTGTGGCGCGTGGCCTTCGCGGAGTGTCTGGGCCGCCCCGACCTCCACCGGCTGCTAAACGAGTGGTCGCTCGAATCGCTGCTCGCCGCCCACCGGCTCCTCGACGCATACGAGGAGACGCAGCGGATCACCCAACCCCCGACGCACCCCGGCGCTCGTAGCTTTTAGATAGGAGAGAGAACGATGTCCGAGGGAAGCGGCGGCGTGATGCGCCGCCTGGTATGGCAGCTCGTGTTCAAGGTGAAGGACGAGGGCGGGGGCGCGGAGAAGGCCGAGAAGCAGGTCGCGAAGCTGTCCCAGAACTTCGACGCGCTCACCTCCGCGGCCCTCTACGCGGCGGGGGCGATCGGCGCGGTGTACGCAGGCGCGCTCTTGCTCGCGAAGTCCACCGCGCAATACGGCGAGGAGGTCGCCCGCATCTCGTCCGGCCTCGACCTCTCGATCGAGCGGTTCCAGCAATACAAAGCCGCCTTCGACGCGCTCGGCGCCTCGACCGACGACATCACCGACGCCTTCGGTACGCTGGTAGATAGGGCGAAGGATGCGATCGAGGGGAACAAGACCTACGCCAAAGAGTTCAAGAGGATCGGGATCGCGGTCAACGAACTCAAGGGCAAAAACGCCGGGCAGTTGTTCGACCTGTACATCGCCCGGGCCGCGACGGTCAAGGATCGCACCCAGGCGATCACGAGCGCGGTGCGCTTGTTCGGTGACGACCTTGGCCGCCGCCTGCTCCCGGTGATGGTCGAGAACACCGAGTCGCTCAAGCGTCTCATGGACATGAGCCAGCGGCTCGGGCTCGTCCTCGACGGGAAGACGATCAAGTCGCTGCAACGCTCGGCCATCTCGTTCCGCGAGTTGGAGTTCTACGTCCGAGGGACCGCGAGGCGCATCGGAGCCGAACTGGCCCCCGAGTTCGCGCGCCTCGCAGACAAGATCGTCCAAGGGCTCTCGCTCTACGCGGAGCCGATGCAGCGCTTCTTCGTCTGGATAGGCGACCGGGCCGCGAACGCCGTGAGCAAGCTGAACCTTGCGATCGACGATCTCATGGCCGCCCTGTCCCCAAACCGCTTCGGACCCGCGGTCAACGTCCTGCATCGCGTGATCCACGCGGTCGAGCTGGTCGTCGCGGGGCTGCTCGCGTTCATGGCAGCGGGGGCGGTGATCGCGTTTATGAAGGCGGTCGGCCTCGCGGGCGCGGCGCTGGCCGTCTCGCTCGGCTTCCTCGCGGGCGTGATCGAGGATCTCTGGCTCTACTTCCACGGCGGCGGGACGCTTATCGGCGCGCTCATGTCGAGGTTCGACGGGCTCAAAGGCACGATGGACGCTCTCAAAGAGGAGACGGGCGCGCTGTTCGACGAGCTGAAACTGCTCGGCGCTGTGCTGGTCGCGCTCTACACCGAACTCACCGGGCGCGCCCCGCAAGGGGCCACGGCGTTCGAGCAAGCCCTCGCCGCGGTGTACGACATCGTGTTGAACCTCGCGCGCGGGCTCGTCGCGGCTGCCCGGGCGGTGACGATGGTTGTCACGGCGTTCGCGATCCTCTCGACCGGGCTCGCGGTGGTCCGCAACGACCTCGCCTACCTGTCCTATTTCTTCGAGGTCACGTTCATAAACAGCGGGAACCGCGTGCTTCGCATGATCGGGAAGATGGTCAACGCCTTCCGTGCGATGCTCGAACTGAACCCGCTCACGTTCGCCCCGGCGAACATCGGGCGGTACATGACCGGCGGCGAGGTCGGCCCCGGCGCGTCGTTCGATCGGCTCATGGCCCCCATGACCGAACTCGTCGATGCCGGGAACGACTACGGGGCGACCGCGCGGCCCACCGCGTTCCGAGCCCCGGGCGTCCCGATGCCCGGCGACATCGCAGCCGCGCAGCGGGCCGCGCAGGCCGGGGCGAACGTGAACCAGACGAACAACGTCTCGGTGGTCCTCCCCCAAGCGTACGGCTCACCCGAGGCCGACGGTCGCGCGGCGGCGGATGCGTTCGTCAAGCAGTTGAACGACGCGGAGACGACGAGCCCAGGCGGCTATATCTTCTAGGCCGAGGAGGCACACACCATGTCCACGCTGTTCCGGGTCATAGACACCGGCGAGATCATCCAGTTTCACGCCGAGCTGAGCAGCGGGGGCTCGTCCCCCGCGACCGTGGCCGAACATCCCGTCTCGGCCCGCACGCCGTCTTCGGAGCATGTGCAGCGCGGGCGGCGCACCTGGGAGTTCTCGCTGCTCACCACCGAGAGCCCGTTCGGGAGACAGCTCACACTCGACGACCAACTCGGCCTCGACCTTGAGACGGAGGTGTTCGGGTTCTTCGAGCGCAACCGCACCCGCTACTTCGACATCGTATCTACCAGAGAGGGGATCATCTCGCCGGTGGCCGTCTCCGATTTTGGTTGGAAGCACGACGGGCGGCGCATGTGTTCCTTCGACGTAAAGGTCGTCGAGGTGCGCTACGCCGAGGCACAGCGCACGAAGATCCCGCCCAGGCGCTCCCGGAAGAAAGGCACGGACACCCCGAAGCCGGAGACGACGTTCACGCCCGATCTCCTCCTCGTGGACCAGCCGCTCCCGACCTCGAAGCTGTTCGAGACGACGGCGAACTCGGACGCGGTGTCGTATGATCCGAACGACCCGGTGGGGAGACAGATCGCCGCGCGCAACCGCACGACGAACGCCGCGAACGACCCGCTCTCAAACGGCCAGTCCCGGCTCAACGGGCGACCGCAAGCGGGCCAGCCCGCGAACGGGGTGCAGGTCCGAAACCAATACCTCGTCTCCGGGCCGAACTATAAACTCCCGACCGAGCAGAACAACTTCGTCCAGCTCCGCGTCCCGAACAAGTAGGCAAACCGCATGGCAACGCTCAGAATCCCGCTCGACCGAGAGGCCGCCGAGCAGTCCGGCACGCTCACCCTCGACGGGGAGCAATATCGGCTGCGCGTGCGCTGGCAGGAAGCCTCGCTTGGCTGGTACGCCGATCTGTTCACGCTCGACGGGCAGGTCGTACAGGCGGGGCGGCGGCTGTCTCCGGGCTGGTCCCCGTTCCTCGGCCTGCGCGGGCCGCCCGGCGCGTGGGTCGTCTTCGGGCTCGACGACGCCGGACAACTCGCCCTCTCAACCGACGCCCTCCAACTAGCCTACGTCGAGGCCCGCACATGACCCGACTAAACCGCCGCGTGATACAGGTCCGGCTCGGCCCGCTCCTCTACGAATCAAGGGAGACACCGGGCGGCGGCGCGGGGCACCGCATCGACTTCTCCGCGTCGAAGACCATCTCGAAGGAACCCAACACCGCCGAGGTGAGCGTCTACAACCCGTTCGCGGACGAGGCGCTCTCGTTCCTCCGAGCGAAGGGCGTCGAGCAGTCGGTCGAGTTGTACGCGGGGTGGGAACAGGGCGGGATCGGGCTCGTCGCGAAGGGAAACCCGGTCAAAGACGGCGTGCGTCTGAACTGGGAGTCCCCCGAGCGCATCTTGACCGTGAAGTTCGCGGACGGGCTGCGCACCTACGTCGGGGGTCGGGTGCAGTTCAAGGTCGCCGCGGGCGCGCGGCTCTCCGAGGTGCTCCGCCTCGCCGCTGAGTCGGCGGGCATCGGAGGAACGGTCGTCGTCCCCGAGGATGCGGACCGGGTGCTTGCCACGTCGTACAAGGCGAGCGGTCGCTTCTCGGATGTGGTGAGCGACCTCGCACGCGCGACCGGGGCGAACTGGTCCATCCAAGACGGCGCGTTGCAGGTGCTTGGCCTTGATAACGTGCGCCCGGGCGAGGGGCCGCTGTTCTCACCCGACCTCGGGAACCTCGTCGGAGCGCCGGAGATGAAGGGCCGCGACGGCGCGGTGTTCACCGTGTTGCTCTCCCCCGACGTGCGCCCTGGCACCCGGTTCAAAGTCGAGTGGCCCGGCCCGGGCGTAGGCTCGGGTGTGTGGAAGGCCGTCGCGGTCAAGCACCGCGGCTCAAACTACGGGAACGAATACTACACCCAGATCGAAGCGAGGCCGAGTCCATGAGCAGCGGAGCAAGCCTTGCGAGGCTCGTCGAGATTATCAAGGAGGACACGATCTACACGCTCTCCGGGCCGATGCCCGCGGTCGTCGTGTCCTACGACCGCGACGCCCGGCGCGCCGCGCTGCGCTTCCCGGTGCGCGTCCCGGTGCGCGACCTCGACACCGGGCGCGTGTCCTACGAGGGCGTGGGCGAGGTCGAAGACGTACCTGTTCTGCACCTCGCGGGCGGCGGGTTCTCGCAGACGTTTGACCTCGAACCAGGCGACTCCGGGCTCGTGATCGTGCTTGGAAGCCCGGTGGGTGAATGGCTGAACACCGGCGCGGACGACGTGGTCCCGGGGCTCGACGAGCGGTTCACGTTGAACGGGGTCGTCTTCCTCCCCGGGCTCTCCGCCTTCGCCCGGTCGCTCCCCGCCGAGGCTGGTAAGATGCTCTGGGACGGGCCGCTGTTCCAGTTCGGAGAGGCGGCCACCCACGCACTCGCCCGGGCCGATCGCGTCGCGGCTCGCCTCTCCGCGCTCGAAGACAAGTTCAACGACCACACGCACACGGTCCCGCTCGACATCCCCTCTACGCCGTTCGAGGGCGCGACCACAACGCTTGTCCCGCCTCTCTCCGACCGAGTGATCCCGCTCACCGCCGAGGCGGATGTCGCCTGTGACAAGGTGCTTGCAGAATAGAAAGAGCCCGCGGTGCTAGCACCGCGGGCTCTTGGTCGCGTGGGACGCGCTCGCTCAGTCGATGAACTCGAACGAGTCGTCCTCGTCGCCCTCCGTCGCCATGACCACCGCCAACCCGTCCGGGTCGATACATGCGATGCACACCGCGCCGGGCCGGGTGGCGTCGGACTTTGCGAGCAGCCCGATCAGATACGCCTCGGCTGCCTTGCCCTCGTCGGTGAAACCGTCGCCGGTGAGACGAACGCGCGGGCAGTTCTTACGGATCATCTCGATCGACAGCGTCGCGGTCACCACGACGCGCGGGTCCGACTCGTAGGGCTTCTCGGGGGCGGGCATGTGGGCCGGGTCGGTCGAGAGCGTGGTCCACTTACACCACAAACCGTCGATGTAAACGGTGTCGTCGCCGGAGTCGATCTTCATAATCTCGCCCGCGACGCGGCGATTACCCTCGCCCCCAAACGCCGTACCGCTCACGATCACCCGGTCCATATACGCCGCGACGACCTCGCCCTTGTCCATGCCCAGCTTGCTCTTGTTCTCGTCCATCTTCGTCTTCTCCGCATCGTGTGTTCGCGTCGCCGCCGACCATCGGCGCTGACAGGACCGACTATATGCACACCCGGTTTCCGGGTCAAGGTAGAAAATGACCACGACGCTCACTTACCGGGACGCCGCGCTCACCCCCGACGGTGATCTCGAACTCCCCGTTCGGCTTATCGGAGGCGTCGAGCTGATCGCGCAGCGTATCCGCATCCGCCTCCGCACGCATCTAGGAGAGTGGCCGCTCGACTCCGAGGTCGGGCTTGACTACGCGGGATGGGCGGGCCGCGTGCCGGTGCCGCTCGTCGAGATCGAGCTGGCCTTGACCCGCGTGATCGGGGAGACGCCCGGCGTCGCGCGCATCTCCGGGGCTCAAGCCTCGTTCGACCCGGCGAGCCGCGAGGTCCGCTACCGGGCAGACCTCCTCCTCGGGGACGCCGACGACGGGCTCGGCCCGCTTACCCCGCTCTCGCTCCGCATCGCCGTGACCGGCGCGGGCGCATCCCGCATCTTGATCGCCCCGTTCATCTCCGGGGGCATCGTCCCTTGACCCCACCCACCGCGCAGGAAGTATAGAATGGCTGCACCGTATGGACTCACCGCGGGCGGGTACATCGCCCCGCGCGCGCTCGACTTCCTCGCCGTGATCCGCGCCCGGTTCGAGCAGGACCAGAACGACGGGAACCCGTACGACTGGGACGCGGACCAGGTTCTCGGCGTCCTCACCGCGATTATGGCCCTACAACTCGGGGACATCTCCGAGGGGGCGTTGCAGGGCTTGGCCGACGCGCTGGACCTAAACAACGCATCCGGCCATCTACTAGATACCCTCGTACAGACTTTCGGGCTCAATCGCAGACAGGCGACGGTGGGCTCGGCGCTGCTAACCCCCACGCTCTCCTCGCCGCCCGCGTTCGTCCCGGGCGGGACACGGTTCGGGCAGATCGTGGATGCGACGACGATTCGGGTGTGGGAGGCCGCCGAGGACACGACGCTCACCGGCGCGCCCGGCGAGACGATCCTCGTCCGATGCGCCGACGCAGGCGCGCTCACCGCGGGCATCGGCGCGATTAACCGCGTCCTCGACGGCGTGCCAAACCTCTCCGCGGTCACGAACGCAGCCTCGGCCACGCCCGGGCTCGCGGAGCAATCCGACCAGGATCTCCGCCTCGATGCGCTGCGCCTCTTGCAAGCCCCCTCGCGGGGCACGCTCGGCGCGCTCTACGCCGCGGTGGTCCGGGCCACCCCCGCCGGAACCTTCGTCGGCGTGATCGAGAACACCACGCTCGCCGCCGTGACCGTGGACGGCGTGTCCGTGCCGCCCATCGGGACGGTGACGGTCATTCATCCGACGCTCACCTCCGCCGAGGAGCAGCGCGTCTTCGAGGCGATCGCCCAGACGAAGCCGCTCGGCGGCTCGGTCGGCGGCTCCGAGACGGGCACGGTCACCGGGCCGGACGGGAACCCCGCGACGATGCGCTTCCAGTACGCGAACGAGTCCTCGGTGACCGTCGCGGTCGTGACCACGCGGGCCTCCGGGTTCGACCTGGCCGACGTGGAGGAGGGCGTGCAGGCCGCGGTCGAGACGTACTTCGCCCGGCTCCGCGTCGGAGACGACGTGCTGCGCCTCGGCCTCGCCGCGTTGATCGCGGCGGTGGACGGCGTGACCGGGGCGACGATCACGTTGAACGGCTCCGGCGCAGACCTCGCTATCGGAGCCGCCACGATCGCAACGCTCGCAGCCCCCGCAACCGTGAGTTGACCCGCACATGCCACGCGACATTCCCTACCAGCCAGACTACGAGACGGACGCGCTCGAATCGGTCCTCCTCTCCCAGTTCCGGGACAAGCCCACGATCCGCGCGTTCGTCGCCGCGATGTCCGAGGGCTCCCAGCTCCTCGAAGACGAGATTTACGATCTCGTCGGCCAGCTCGACCTCGACACCGCGACCGGCTTCGGGCTGAACCTGCTCGGGGGTCGCGTGTTCGAGCAGCGCCGCGGGCTGTCCGACGACGAGTACAGGGCGATCATCCGAGGCAAGATCCGCGCGCTCCGCGGCGGGGGCACCGCCCAGGACATCTACGAGACAGCCCTCGCCGCGAGCGCAGCCGGGGTCACGGTCGAACTCCGTGAGCTGCCCCCGGCCTCCTACGAGGTGACGTTCGTGTCGAACGCCTCGGTCACCCCAAGCGCGCTGTACCGCAAGCGCCTCCGCGCGCTCATGGGACTCACGAAGCCCGCCGGGTGGCAGGCCGAATACCTCCTCGCCGCGACCACCCCCTCGTTTGCCTTCGAGGGACCGCCCGACGAGGACCGGGCCGGGTTCGACGAGGGCGGATTCATTGACCTACTCTAACAGATACACGGAGCGCACGACATGGCAGCGAAGCCAACATTGACATACACATGGGCGTTGTCCGGCACCGCGACCGAGCCCACGGTCGGCAAGAAGGCGTCGGGCTGGTCGGTGGGCGAGCGGCCCCCCGCGCCGAGCGAGAACTGGCTCAACCAGGCGAACGGCGCATGGATCACCTACCTGAACGGGGTGTTCACGAACATCACGACGACCATCACCGGCGGCGGGACGCGCACGACCGAGGGGCTCATCCTCGGGACCATGACCATCGGCGTCCGCGAGGAGCCGAGCGCCGGGCTCGGCCGCTCGTTTCTGAGCATCCAGGCGTCGGGGCTCGCGCCGGTGGTCGAGTCCGCCTCGCTCCGCGCGCTCGCCCGCTATGAGTTCCACGGCGCGGGGCTGCTCGCGGAGCCTGCGCTCCGGCTTGACCCTACGCGGTCGCCGCTCATAGCCGGTCCGCACGCCGCCGCCGAGTGGGTCGTGTTCACCGCCGGGGCCGGGAAGGTGATCGTCCGCCAGGGCGCGGTCGGTGTGGACATGAGCGCCGCGGAGGCCGTCGCCGCCGGGGCCGATCTCGACGAGGCGCTCAACCGGGGGAACTTGGTCAAGGCCCACGCCGAGGTCGTGGTCACGCTGTCCGGCGGCGTGTTCTCCGCGGCCCTGCGCGGCGCGGCATACAACGTCGCGTCGGTGTCCTATCCGACGACGCTCGTTCGGGTCACGCTCACCGACTTCGCAAACGTCGTCGGCCAGATCCGGCTCGCGGTGCGCCCCTCGACGGGCTCGACCTCCACGAATCCGATCGCGGTGGACGACATCGCCTGGGACGGGGTGAACGGGCGCGTCGAGTTCTCGGCGGAGCAACTCACCGGCGGCGCATGGCAGGGCTTCCACGTCCCCGCGACGCCCTCTCACGAGATGATCGTAACAGTGACGGTGTATTGACATGTCAAGCAAATTCCAGCGAGCGAACGAACTCGCAATCCTCGCGATCGGGCGGCGGATCACCTACGAGGCCGAGGGCGTGTTCGACTCCGACGCCGTGACCTCGCCGCCCGCCTCCGACGGTGACGGGCTGAACCTGCGCGGGTCGGTCAAGGCGATCCTGTCTGTCAAGACCGACACCGGCGAGACGGGCGAGATCCGCGTTTGGCTGTACACCGGGAACTCCGGCGCGACGCCCCCGGAGGGCCGCGGGTGGTGTGTGGCCCGAAACGGCGTGCTGGCCGTGGACGAGTTCGGGCTCACCGAGCGCCTCGACGTGGCCGGATACCAGCGGATTTACATTGAGTGGTCCACGGCGCCCGCGACGGCGGTGAACGCGGTGGTGGGCCGGGCGGTGTTGGAATGAGCGGCATCCTCGGCCCGTTGGCCGTCGTACCTGTCTCGTCCGACCCGCGGGCGGACATCCCCGACTACGTTGAGCCCGCGCGCGCATTCTTCGGAGACGACGCCGCGGTCGATGCGTACTTGACCCAACTAGAGGGCTACGCCGCCGACGGGGCCGAGGCGACCGACCTCCTCGACGCGGCGGAGGCCGCGGGGACGGTCGCGGAGGCGATCGCGATCCTAGAGAGCGGACCATCGCAGTCCTTCTCGGAGAAGGCGGGCGCTCTCGTAGACGGGGACTGCGTGGCTATGATCCTCCCCACACCCGACGCCTCTCCGTACCTCGAAGACCTCTCCGGGACGCTCGATACGACGGACTGGAACACGGCTCTCAACATCTTGACCGGGCAACCGGCGGGCGGCTACGGGGCGCGATCGGGCTCCTCCACGACACTCGGGGCCAGCGGGCCGTTGCAGATCGTGGGCGAACTGTCCGTACACCTCGTCATCACGGACACCTCGGCGGCGGGCGGGGCGGCGGGCTACCTCGCCTCGGTGAGTGGCGTGGGCGAGGCGGAGGACGCTAACTATCTCTGGTCGCTGGAGGCTGGTTCCAACTTCTTCGCGTACTTCGCGGAGACGGGGGCCGGTACGAACCTCACCGCGACTTGGACCCGCGCGCAAACGGCATCCAAGTCGCGGAGTTTGCTTCTGAGCATGACCCGCGCCGCCTCCGGGCGGATACGCCTCTACGAGAACGGGGTCGCGCTTGTTTGTAGTGCGACCAACGTTGGGACGATCGGTCCGGCGGGCGCCTACGTTGATCTCACCCTCCCGTCGGGGGGCAGTGCCTCCTCTCTCTGGTTCGGCTCTGATCCCACGGAGCCGCCACCCGTAGCGGATATTCACCTCCTCGGCATGTTCGCCGCGGAGCACAGCGGCGCGAAGGTGCTAGAGATCGCACAGGCGCTCGGCTACGCTTCTTAGCTCTTAACGGAGAACAAAGACATGCAGACCACCCGCTACCCCGGCGCGCTCTCCGCGCTGTTCCCGCTCTGGGATCTCGACTCGATCCAGGCGCTCGGCTTTGACACGCTCGGGCGTCGCCTCTCGTGCGACGGGAAGGAAGGCCCGCTCACCCGGAGCGGGTCGTACCTCGTCCCCGACGGCTCGGAGCCCGCGCTCGTCCGAGAGATGCTCGCGTTCGTGCAAGGCGGCTACGAGGAGGCGGTGGGCGTGCCGAACGGTGGCCGCTTCGTCGCCCGGCTCCGCGGGCTCCCCGAGGACACGCCGGGCAACCTCGGCGCGTGGTGTGCGGTCACGGTGAGCCGCGCGCTCTTGAACGGGCGGCTCGTCCCGGGCTTCTCGATGATCCGCGGAGCCCGTCGGCTCACCGACTGGTTCGTCGCCCGCGGCGCTCGCGTGCGGGCCGAGGACGTGCGCCCGGGCGACATCATCTCCTGGGCCGTCCCCCGAGAGAACGTCCCGTACGGCGGGCACATCGGGGTCGTGTGTCACGTCGAGGGCGACGACGTGTATGTGATCGAAGGAAACGGTTCAGCCCCGCGCGGGCGGGTTCGGTTGTACCGATACTCGCTCGCGGCGGGGCTGGTCTACGGGTCGCACCCGGTATGGGCTATCGTGCGCCCGGTGTGACGGGGAGCCGGGAGATCCGGCGCTGGCCGTTCGTGTGCGGCGTGATCGCCCATATCTGAGCGAGCCCACCTCGAACCGCGACCGCGTGTTCCGCGTCGGCCAGCCGGTCGAAGATGCGGGCGTGGGTCCATGCCGAGGTGGTCTTGTACTCGGGGGAGGCGGCGAGGAACGTGGGCCGATACCCGGTGGGCTGGCCGACGGAGACGACGTACCCGAGCGGCGTTGTCTCGTCTTTCATGCTCGCCTCGGCGGGTGGAAGTAGACGAGCCCGATGCAGCCGCGCTCCTCGCGGGGGTCGTTCTGGTTCACCGAGCGGCCAGGCGCGACGAGATCGCGCCGGTCGGACATCTGCGTCGCGATGATCGAGGAGACGATATACAGCGTGTCGTCTGTCTCCTCGGGGAGCGGCGGGTCGAGGTAGAACGGAGCCGCGACGTAGAGCGGCGCGCCCTCGGCCCGCACGTCGAGGTCGGTGTGCCACCCGCGACGGATGCGCACCTCCTCGCCCGCGTCGAACCGCGCGACCACCTTTCCCCCGTTCGAGGGGAAGGCGTCGTATACAATCACTGGGTGGCCTGTCTTGTTTACCACTTTCATTTTAGGCTCTCTTTCTGATACACGTTCGGTTATTCCGGGCCGCCGCGCGACATGCTCGGCTGCTCCGGGGACCGACTATAAGACCCGGCGCGGGTCAAGGCAAGGTGAAAAATGGGATCGACGCTGAAACGTATGCGCGGCTGGTTCGACGAGCTGCCCGAGGTCGTCGGCTGGCTCGTGTTGGGCTCCTCGACGGGGCTCGTAGCGACGGGGAAGATCGGCGGGGCGGAGTATGCGGGCCTGGCCGCGCTCGCCGTTGTGACCCTCGTGGGCGCGCGGAGGTATCGGGGGGTGAAGGTCGGGCCGATCTCGGTGGACGCTGCGCCGTCGTGCCCGCTGCCCCCGGCCTCGCCCGCCCCCTCGGACGACGACGAGGTGGTCGGATGAATCACTCGCTTATCAAAGAGCTTGTCACCGGGACCGTGATCGGGGTGATCGTGGGCGCGGTGACCGCGATGGGCACGTCGTATGTCCAGATCAGCGTCTTGGACCAGCGCCTCGGCCAGATCGAGCGCACCGTCGAGCGTCTCGCGACCGAGCGCGACGCGGTGATCCGCTTGGAGGTCCGGCTCTCGGACTTCGAGCGCAGGCTCGCCGCGTGCGAGGAGCGCCGCCCATGACCCTCACCCCCGAGAACGCGGGCTGGCTCGTCGCGCTGGTCCTCGCCCTGCTCGCCTATGTCTTCCGCCCCCGGGCTCCCGGCCCCGCAACGGCCCCGACCCAAACACCCACCACGAGCGCCGGAGCGCCCCCGAGAGCGCATCCGTTGCCCCGCGCATCCGAGAACGCACATGAACCTCCGCCGCCCGTCTCCGAGCCTCCTCCGGGCTCTCCTGTTCGTAACGGCCTTGGCCGCGACCACGCCGACGAGTTCGTTCGCTCAGTCCGCGACGACCTGTGAGGTGTGCATCCCGCCCGACTACGCCGCCGCCTGCGTCGAGGCCCGCGAGGTCGCGAAGGCGAACCGCCGCGCGGCGGACGTATGCGAGGGGGCGAGGTCGGGTAGCGAGGGGGCGCACGGCGCGGCGCTGCGCGATCTGGGCAAGGCACACGAGGAGATCGGCGCGCTCAAACACGCGCGGGACTCCCAGGCCGCGCCGTGGGTCGTCTTTCTCGGGGGCGCTGCGACCGGCATCGGCGCGGCCCTCGTGGTGATGATCCTCGCCCGATAACAAAGAAAGAGCCCCCGGCGCTGCGTGCGCCGGGGGCTCTTTTCGTTTCTTGGACCGTCGGCCCGCGTTGGCTAGACCTTCGGAGCCTTACACAGCACGACCACGCGGTCGGGGCCGTTCAAGTCAAGGCGGAGGTAGGTCGTCGTGTCGGCGTTCGCGGAGTGTCCGAGTTGCAGCGCGCCGCCGAAGTTGCGGATCGTCCCGGAGAGGACTCGCTCGTCGTGGTACGTCGCCACGAAGTCGCCCTCCTCGAAGACCACGCCCGCGGCCTTCTGGATCGCGGCGGCGGCCCGGAAGCCCTCGATGGTACGGGGGAAGGTGTGCGTCTCGCGGAACATGCCCTCCTCGTTCACGTCGAGTTTGTACGGGAGGGAGTCGTTGTCGTCGCGGGTGATCGTGCCGATGTAGGCGAGGTTGTTCCCCGAGTAGCGGACGGCGACCACCTTGTCCCCGACGGTGAGCCGCTTCGGGGCGTCCGCGGGGACATCCCCGATCAGTTCGATCTTCTCGGCGGGGGCGAGGCCCACGATGTCTGCGTGGGCGAGGCCGCATTGACTGTGCGGGCCGCCGCCGATGTGTATGGTCACACCGCGGGCCTCGTACATCTGGCCGCGGCCCTCGTCGTATGCCTTCTCGATCGTAACCACCGTGCCGGGGGCGAAGAACGTCGGGCCGATGCGGCGCTCGCCGTTGCGGGCCGCGCGGAGCTGGACGCGATCGCCCTTC